GGTATGCTAACGGCGGAGAAGTCGGAGAAGATAAGTCTTATAGCGAGCGAATAATTGACAAAGCCGTTGAACTTTTTGGAGATGCCTCAGAACTTTCTATATCGAAGGTAATAGAACTGGGATCTAAAGCTGCACCCTATGCGAAATTAGTTGCCAATCCTATTGTGGGTGCGACTGATATATTGATGGAAGGTTCTGGCATATTAGCTGATGAGTTTTTTGGCGTTAATCCTTTTGCGCGACCACAATCAAACGCAGTGCAGAAGTTCAACCAAGGCGGCCCTGTTGGTGGGATCATGGATCTTCTAAGGTAGTGAATTTACAAGCTCTACCAGAGGAAGCCTTAAAAGAGATACTGGCCTTAACTGAGGCTCGCAAGAACATAGACTTGCGGGAGAAGGCTCACGACAATTTCATGCCGTTTGTGCATCATGTGTACGATAACTTCATTGAGGGGCAGCATCACCGTGTGATTGCTGAAAAACTTGAGGCTGTTGCACGAGGAGAGCTCAAGCGTTTGATCATTAACATGCCCCCTCGGCATTCTAAGTCTGAGTTTGCAAGTTACTTGATGCCTGCTTGGTTTCTAGGCAGGAACCCAAAGTTAAAAATCATACAAGCTACGCACAATACTGAGTTGGCGGTACGGTTTGGACGCAAGGTAAGGGACTTAATTGATGACCCGGAGTACAAAACGATCTTTCCAGGCACGAATCTTAAAGAAGACAACAAGGGCGCGGGTAAATGGGGCACTGACAAGGGCGCGGAGTACTTTGCTGCGGGCGTTGGCGCTGCAATTACTGGCCGCGGGGCGGACTTACTTGTCATTGACGACCCTCATTCGGAACAAGATGCGTTAAGCGAGACTGCATTCGACCATGCATACGAGTGGTACACCTCTGGCCCCCGCCAGCGCCTACAACCTGGCGGTTCTATCATCATTGTTATGACAAGGTGGGGTAAAAAAGACTTGACAGGGCGATTATTGGCCCAGCAGGGCAGTGATGTCATGTCTGACAAGTGGGATGTTGTGGAATTTCCTGCAATTTTGCCCAGTGACAAGCCACTTTGGCCGGAGTTCTGGGATAAAGACGCATTATTGTCTATCAAGGCGTCCTTGCCAGCTAGTAAGTGGAACGCGCAGTGGCAACAACAGCCCACGTCCTCCGAATCAGCGATAATCAAGCGCGAATGGTGGCAACAGTGGGACAAGCCCAAGATTCCGCCGTTAAAGTACATACTACAGGCGTATGACACGGCGTTTTCCAAGAAACAGACGGCTGACTACTCTGCGATTACGACTTGGGGGGTGTTTCAGCCTGAAGAAGGGGGGCCTGACCACGTTATTTTGATGGATGCGCAGCGCGGGCGGTGGAATTTCCCTGAATTAAAGGAGGTTGCCTTTGAGGAGTACGAGTATTGGGAGCCTGACATGGTGTTGGTTGAGGCGAAAGCGACGGGTACACCTCTCATTGACGAGTTGCGGCTTCGAGGTATTCCAGCATTGGGCTTCTCACCGGGCAAAGGAAGTGATAAGGTGACGAGAATGCACATGGTTGCACCGTTGTTTGAAGCGGGTATGGTATGGGCACCGGAAGACAAGAAGTTCGCTGATGACGTGATTGAGGAAGTAGTTTCGTTTCCCAATGGTGACAATGATGACTATTGTGATAGTATGACGTTGGCACTTATGCGTTTTCGTAGGGGTGGTTTCATCTCTCTGGCTGGAGAGGACGACCACGAAGACGAATGGAGGCCCCGTAAACGGGAGTATTACTAATGGCATTACCACCTAACATGGTTGTTCCGGGGCTTGACCTGGATGACACAGCGGGTCTTCCCGACGTAGAAGTTTCAATTGACGCACCGATGGAGTTCCCAGGCGGCGCGGAAGTTATAGAAGATGGCATGGGCGGCGCGACTGTCCAGCCGATGAACTTCCAAGAAGAGATGATGGCTCAAGAAGAGTTGATTCCGTTTGACGCTAACCTAGCAGATTTCCTAGATGATGGCGTATTAGGCGCGTTATCCAGTGAACTTCGGGGTTTGTACGAGGATGACCTAGAATCAAGGTCCGAGTGGGAAGAAGCGTATGTCAAGGGCTTAGACCTGCTTGGGATTAAGATGGACGAGCGGTCTACTCCGTTTGAGGGGGCTTCTGGACTTACTCACCCGTTGGTTGCGGAGAGTGTCACACAGTTTCAGGCTCAAGCGTACAAAGAGCTATTGCCTTCGGGCGGCCCAGTTAAGACTGGTGTGTTGGGGGCCAAGACCCCAGAGCGGGAAGCGCAAGCTACTCGCGTAAAAGACTTTATGAACTACCAGATTACGGAAGTTATGGAAGAGTATGATCCAGACATGGACCAGCTTTTGTATTATCTCCCGTTGAGTGGCTCTACGTTTAAGAAGGTTTACTTTGATTCCACTAGGCAGCGGGCTGTTGCCAAGTTTATTCCTGCGCAGGATCTGGTTGTTCCTTATTCCGCTTCTGATCTGACCACGGCCAATCGGGTTACGCATGTGTTACGTATGGACGAGAACGAGGTGCGTAAGTTGCAGGTCTCGGGCATGTACCGTGACGTTGACTTACAGACATCTGATGATCTTGAGGAGAACCCTGTTCGTCAGAAGGTAAACGAGCTTGAGGGCTTGTCTAAGAACTACAGCGAAGATGTTCTAACGATCCTTGAGATCCACGCTGATCTGGACATTGACGGGTTTGAGGACATCGACCAAGAGACAGGCGAGCCTACTGGCATCCGTCTTCCGTACATTGTTACGATTGACGAAAGCTCTGGGCAGATTCTTTCTATCCGCCGGAACTACGCAATGGACGATATGTTGCGCCGTAAGCGGCCATACTTTGTGCATTACAAGTTTACTCCGGGCCTAGGGTTTTACGGCTTCGGAATGATCCACATGATTGGTGGGCTTGGGAGAGCCGCCACAAGCCTCCTACGACAGCTTATTGACGCTGGGACCCTAGCTAACCTCCCCGCAGGCTTTAAGGCCCGTGGAGTGCGTGTGCGGAACTCTGACGAGCCGTTACAGCCAGGAGAGTGGAGAGACATTGACGCGCCAGGAGGGAGCATCAGGGACGCTATTGTGCCTCTGCCCTACAAAGAGCCGTCAGCAACGCTTGCGCAGATGCTTGGCGGTTTGGTTAACGATGGGCGTAGGTTCATCTCTCTGGCCGATCAATCAGTGTCTGACATGGGCAAAGACACCCCAGTAGGAACCACGGTTGCTATGTTGGAGCGCGGCATGAAGGTCATGTCAGCAATTCATAAACGGTTGCACTACGCTCAGAAGACAGAGTTTCGTTTGCTGGCGCGTATCTTCGCTGAAAATCTACCTCCGATGTACCCTTACGAAGTAACAGGTGCGCCGCAGGAGGTTAAGGTCGAGGACTTTGACGCCCGGATCGACGTCCTCCCCGTCTCAGATCCGAACATCTTCTCGATGGCACAGAGGGTTACTTTGGCCCAAACTCAGCTACAGTTGGCTCAGTCCAATCCAGAGATGCATAACCTTCACGCGGCTTATCGTCGGATGTACCAAGCGTTAGAGGTGCAAAACATAGACGAAGTTCTGCCACCACCGCCACCGCCGCCCCAGCCTACCCCTCAAGATCCTGCCGTGGAGAACGGTGGAATGCTTATGGGTCAGCCACAGCAGGCGTTTCCAGAGCAGGACCATGAGGCTCATATCGAGGCTCACCTGTCACTTCTGTCGTTGCCTATGGTTCAAGAGGCTCCGCCGGTTATGGCTGGGCTGCATAGTCACATCTTACAGCACATCAGCATGACTGCTCGTGAGCGGGTGGACCGGGAAATGAAGGCGTTGGCTGAAGAAAGCACGATGCAACAGGTTGATCAGATGAAGGTCTCCATGGAAGAGCAGGGCCAACAGTTACAGCTTATGGTCCAGACTGGCGCGATTGATCCGGCCAGTGCCCAGCAGATGGCGCAGCAACAACAACAGCAGATGCAACAACAGATGCAGCCCCCTGAACAGTATGCTCCAGAGCAAGTTGAGGCACGGGTAGCGCAGGTTGAGGTTGAGTTGATTAAAGAGCTTCTACCGTTGATGGCGCCCAGCACTGACTCTGAGGATCCATTGGTCGGTATTCGCATGCAGGAGCTTTCTATCAAGGAGA